TAGAATATCCTTGCGCTTCTCTGCCTTTGCAGCCTTTGCTTTCTCTGTCTTAACTTTATCGATTTCTTTCTGATAGTAGGCATAGATATAATCCACCATGTCATCAACGAAACGTGAGGTGTTCTTAATGCGTTCACCTTCACGCACCTTAGTATTGATAAAAGTCTTCACTCTCATCAAACGTTCTGGATTGTTCGTAATACCATCAAAGGTGCTACGCTTTACTTTATTGAATTGTTTGCCAGCGGCAGACAGTAACAGTGTAACTGCATCTGTTTCTTTCTTTGTCATAGTTGCTTGACCAGACACGTCTTTATACATTGCGTCTACTGACCAGACCGCTTTTGATTTTTGGAGTTTTGATGCAATCTCTTTTCCAAAACTTGCTGACATTGTTTCAAAAGAGTCTCCTCGGTAAGTAGTGTGCCATACCACGCCGAGTTGTGAGGCACGTATTGTCTTAGCAAGGTCGCTTTTTTCTGGTATCGCATAAACAATGGTGTTAGGATGGAAAGTAGTATACGATGCTCCATCAATAGTTTCTTTTCGTAAATCTTCTTGCGAATATAGGAAATCACCTTGTATCACTCCTTCAATTCCTAGCGCAGGTAAATGCTTTAACGCTAGTTTCAATTTTGTATTCAAATCACCAGACGTATCTGCATCAATATCAGCATTCGTCTTATACACTTTTGGGTTCTTGTTAAAGATGCCCTTCTTTGCAACAAAGAACTTACCATCGCTTGGATCTGTTCCAGCAAAGATTGCAGGTGCACCGTCCCACTTCACTGTGACGTTTACAGGAGCCTTAACGTCTCCCGCAAGCATATCACGCAAAGCACGTAAGTAGTTAATAGATTGCCTGGCACCGTCTACACCAAGATTGAGGAGATTATCCTCAAGGTGTTCCATGTGAACATTCTTTTCTTCTGCTATAAAGCCTGCTAGTCTTTTCATCGGTTTACTATCTTTACGTTCTTGTTAATACGTGTTGCACTCACAGCCAGAACACGAAGCCCTGGTCTAATCTTCGATCCTTTACGTGAACTGTCGTTACGTATCAGAAAGTAGATGTTGCTGTCGCCACGTAAATCTCTCATTTTGTCAATAATCTTTGTAACTTTGACTTCTAGTATATCACCATTTTGGGTCAATGTAAAGTCTGAACTTCGAAAAGTTCTCACAACCACAAAGCCATTGCCAAGCAAATCGCTACCAAACACAACAGCCTCTTTTTCTTTGGCAGATGCTTCAACAGCAATGTTTGGTGTCATATAGAATACAGCGCCCTTTTTGGTAACACTGATAGTTCCTTTTGATTCTTCGTTATCTACAATCTTCTTTGCAATAGGTGCCCAGTAACTATCAGCCGATTCCCACATCTCCGCATTGTCTTTCTTAATGGAGATTGGAATCTTTGTGCCGTCTTTAATGACAAGTCTTACGTCTGCTTTCTTACGATTAGTCGTATCACGTCCAACTTCTTCTACGTCAACCACATCTTCGTATGTGAATGTTTTGCGACCATCTGTAATCTTAACTGTCATTGGTCCACCTTTGGTGAACTGTTTGATGCCGTCAATCATTGCATCTTCGTTGTCTAGTCCAGCAGACTTCTTGCCTTGCTTTGATGCAGGACGTGCTTTGATTGTAAAGATGCCTGCAACAACAGCACCCACAGAAGATGCACCCTTGTCTGGGTCATACTTTGCGTTGAGGTCTTCAAGTTGCTTCGCTACGTTCTCTAGCACCTTTACACGGTTCTCATCTGTAAGAATGGAAATGGTGCGAGACGACTCACGCTTTAGATTTTTATAACCCATCTGCTTTAGACGATTTTCCATTTCGTCTGTAGTGATTTGGGCTTCATTTAAAAATTGTGCAAATGTTTTAGCCATGTTGATACCCTAGTGTTGATATCACTATTTATGTAAAAAAAAGGCGCCCCGAAGGGCACCCGAGAGAGAACGAAGATTATCGCCTCATATTCGCAATGTCAATAGCACCTTGCTTATCGTCTTTGCGAATTGGCACAGCATTTGATTTATGCATCGTAGCAATGCCGGCAATCTCATCACCAGTATATCGAACCGTCTGTTTCTTCAACCCATTACCTATGCCATTACCCAAACTAGGGATGTGAGGTGTCTCACGGCGATAGGTCTCTGTTGGCTTATAAGTCTCGTTTACACCATTTAGTTTAGGCTTATACTCACCACGTGTGTATGCAACATAGTCTTCAAACTTATCAAACTGCGCACTGTGACAACCTGACTTACGCATACGCTTGTTATAGGCATGCCACTCAAACTCTAAGTCTTTTAACTTCTTATCGGATAACTTTGTCTTGCGCTTCTTAGTATTGAGACTTGTCATCCCTTTTACTAGATGCATAGTCATTACATGCGACCCGAACGAACGTATCCTACTCGCTGATTCGAATAACGAATATGGATCTCTTTAGATTGCTCTTGCGTCAGACCTTCCCAACGCTCATAGTTATCACCGATACGTGCTTCAACATACCACATTATGCATACTCCCATTCTTCAAATTTCACAATATCAAGCAGACGCTCTACTAGTTTGCGTCCATAGTCTGTGAACAAAATCCCTTTGTCCCAAACCCAGTGTTCTACATCTTGACCAGAGTAGAACGTTTCATCAGAGGTCAGCCAACGTAAGGCTGTCTCTTCGTCACGGGCACCAAGTTCAATCGTCTTTTGAACAAGGGCTTCGAAGTCACGCAAGCAACGTGCTTTGTGTTCACGCTCTTGCGCAATCGTCTCTTCTAAGACTTGGCACGTGTAGTCCCACATCTCCTGACGTTCTTCGTCAGTCGTAGCCTCATCATAGAAACGATGATAGCGAGGACGAAAGCCATACGCATCTTTATAGAGGTCAGAAAAGATATCAGCGTCAAAAGTGAACCTAGACATAATCAACTCCATTGTGGAACATTTCAAAGGCAGAGACAAACTCAACTTCACCATCGGTAGTTTCAACAGTGAATTGGAAGTCAGGATTTGAACCGTAGCAAACACGGCGGTCGATTACTTTGTTGCCAGCAATCTCAGTGGCAGTCCAAACTTTATTCATAAAATCTTCAATAGTCATTTAGCGAACCTCTCTTGTCTACACTACTAATATAGTCTATTAGCAATAGTTTGTCAACCCCTTTTTTACGAACCCATGACAAGTTCAAAAGAACCGTCATCACGCAGTTCAAGGTCTTCAATGTAGCAGTGCCAGTCGCCTTGCGCTTTTGCTTGTTGGAAGCAAGACTCAGCGGCAGCCCACAAGTCACGAACAGAGCCAGAAGCGGCAAACGCAGAAACTTCAATCATCTCAGCGGTATCGTTCATCAACTGCTCAACAGTAGAGCCAGCGGCGTAGAAGACATAGCAGACACGCTTGATGCCTTCTTTCAGGATGTTTTGGTCGACATTATCAACTTCATACATTGACCACACAGTGTCATAACCTAGGGCTTCTTTGACGCCGTAGAAGTAGTTCATTTTCGCTTCGAATTGTTGGTCAGTCATGTCTATCACTCTCTTTGTTACATTATGAATGTAGCGTGATTCGTTGGCGTTGTCAACCCTTTTTTGAATTTTTTGAAATAAATTTCTTCAACAAGAGAATAAGGTGCACCACTGAGTTTCATGGCAGTGTAGAGCATATGCTCTTCATCAAACTCTTCTAATGCACTCTCAAGAATTTTAGCCTCTGCAAGTGCTTCTTCAATTAGTTCACGAACGCTTTTTTCCATGGTATATTCCTCTGAGTGATTCTAGTCCACGTTTAACTTTATTGGGGTATTCGCCTGTAAATTTCTTCGCTTCTAGGTCTTCTTTCGTGATACAGTGTTTACACTTGTGTTCAATACTGTCCCAATTTTCTAACATCACTTTTGACAATCTATCAAATCGTGCATTCGATATGACTGGATTATCTTCGACATGATATGCATATGCAGACATTAGATACCACGGAACAGACATATTGATATCACTGTCAACTACATCAATGCACTCTTTGTCTAGGTTTTCGTCTATACTCTTTGAGTCCGTCAAACATTCAGCCTTTCCTTACTGTTAGAGCGTAAAGTCTATTTAGTTAATATAGACCATCCAACAAGCATTGTCAAGACTTTTTTTAAAAAAATTAAATTTTTTTGTGAATCTGAGAGAAAGTAGGAGATTTTTTGTATAAATAAGTGTGGGTGCGTGTTAATACGTGTTGAAACAACGTAAGAGGCAAGTGTTTGAGAAATCAAATCCAAGGAATAGCAGGCGTAACATCAAGAATGTCCGTGGGGTTCGGGTCTGCCACGTATCAAGCAAAGAAATAAGGCGATTGGTCGTTAAGATCAGTCGCCTTTTTTCTTTACTTGCGCCACCCACTCGCAAAAGAAAGTAGGAGTAAATCCACTAAACCCCGACCCGAGGTTAAGACTCCTACAAACTCTTCTAGCCTCTCTAGAAGATTGATAAGAAGCCACTGTTTGTTCAGTGGCTTTCTCTATTATATGATACACATTATTTTGGTGTTCTACTCGGTAACTCATTTGAACCCTTCAAATTTTGGCTTTTGCTTTTTACGGAAACTAACTACGCCGTCACCAAAATCATCACGTTCTGCACTTACTCTTTGACCCACTGAACCTTTATCCATAGTAGGAGTATCGTCCATCAAGTCTTGCGCATTCTCTTCTGCATCAAACAATCGCATCTTCGCTCGGTCGATACCAACGACAAACCTCTTCAGGTAGTTCGTATCGCCCCAACGATTCTTCAATTGTTTAACCATAAGTTGCCCAAGATTTTCTAACTCTTCTGTGGATATCAAACCAAACATAAAGTCTGCGGTAGCAGGCAAGCCAAAACTTTCTGAGGTGTCTTCTAGGTTCAAGTCAGAACTGCTATAACCCGTTCTTGTAGTTTGGGTTGCAGACATAATAGGGACATTAAACTCTACTGCTAGACCACGCAACTCTTCTGCAATGGCTTTGATAAGAGTATACGAGTTGACATTCGCACCATACTTCATGCGAGAACTCATACAGATATTCAAATAGTCAATATAGACTACATCAGGTATGAAGTTTTTCTTCAAACGTAGTTCGTTGAAGAGATGCCTGAAGTGCGCTGAACCAGCACTTGCAGTTGGGTATTCCTTAACAATGAGTTTGCCAGTTGTTTTAGACTTCACTCTGTTAAGACGTTTGACGTAGACATCCTTAGGAACCTCTTTTAGTTCATCAATTGTCAAGTCAAGTAGATTTGCGTCAATGCGCTCTGCAATACGCTCTTCAGCCATCTCCATAGTTATATATAAAACATTCAACCCCTCCATCAAGTTGGCAGCGGCACAATGTGTCATAAACAACGTCTTACCAACACCAGTGCCTGCAAGTGCAACTGATAGAGATTTACGGGACAAACCACCCTTGGTAATCTTGTTAAACAACTCAAGGTCAAATGGGATCTTGTCTTCTTTGGCGTGATAGAACTGGTATCGATCATCACTGTTTTCCATGAAGTCGTGACCAATGCTACTATCGAAAGATACACCCAGTGCTGTTGATAACAGTTCTGGAATCGAACCTTTGTCTAGTTGTTTGTGCTGACCATCAAGAACAAGAATACTCTCACGCACAGCATTATAGATGGCTTTGTCTTGGCAAAACTTCTCAGTCTTGTCTACAAGCCATTCATTGTCTGTTTTGTTGTCGTATTCTAAGCCATCAACAACGTGATTGACTTGCTTGTATTGCTCTTCGTTAAGCGTATCTTTTTCAGATATGGCAATACGTAGGGCTTCTTTTGTCGGAAGCCCATTGTATGTGTCTATGTATTTTGCAATCTCTTTGAAGACAGTCTTTT